AGCACCAGCAAGTAAAGTTTCTTGTTGAGCATCAGTTTCATCAAAGTGCATTTCTAATGTTCCAGAGAATGATGTTCTTCCAGCAACAAATGATTTAGTTGCATCTGTTAAAGCAGTATCCTCTACTACATCTCCTGTTGTTTCAAGTGTGAATGATGTTAGTTCCCCAACACCAGTTCCACCAACTGTTACAACTCCTTCTTTTCCATGATGTGTTGCCATGTCTTATCCTTTTTACTTTTAGATTGTTGTTGTTGTTCTTGCTTATAGCCTAAAGTTAAAAAATGTTCAAGGTTAGATTCATTTATAATGATCTCTGAATTACCTTTATATAATTTAATATCTTTAGCCATAATGCTCTTTTATTAGTTTTCTTCTTCTTCGTCAAGTTCATTGAACTCATCTAATTCAGGAAAATCTTCTATACTTTCTCCATCTTTATAATTATCTATTTTCTTTCTGCAATCCATAATCATTAAAGAAATTTCATCTACTAGCTTTTCTATATCGTCTAGCTTACTTTCTACTTTGTCTATTACTTGATCTGCTTTAGCCATTATGGTGTTCCTGATTGATATTCATACATACATCTTATTGTCATTCTAATTCCACCAACAGGAAATAAACTGCCCTCGTCAGTTTCTACTTGAACAACTTCTGAATCAAGTGCATTACCATTTCTAGTAATATCAGTTTCTATAGCTGTTTCAATAGCTGTAATTAATTCATTTCTTTTTGTATCTATATTAGCTTCTGCACCTTTAACAAATCCTAATATTAAAAAGTCTATTGTACCATGTCTAGTTTTAGCACCACTTCCTAATTCAGAATCATCTCTATTTTCTTCTGATGTTTGAACTATTACTGCTGGATATTGTTTATCTGATAATTCATCTAATTGAAAAGGTTGTCTTGTAGCTTTAATAATATCTGGGCTAGATATAGCAGATATAACTGACAATAAATTAGATGCTATGTTTTCTCTTACACTCATATTCTAAACTTTCTTAATTCTTTTTCTACAAATCTATTAAATTGTTTATTAATAATCTTTTCTGTTCTATCATTAAATCCAAAAAATTCACGCTTTGTTTTACCTAAAACTTGATTAAATAATGCTCTCTGACGCATTTGTGAATTATTAAAAGATAATGAAACTTTATGTTTTCCTGTTTTTTTTACAGTAGAGTTTGGTGTTAAACTACCTAACATACGACCAGAATAAAATAAATCTACATTAGTTGATTTACCCTCTTTATTAAGCTTTTTTAAATAACCTTGTGAGTATGGTGCAAATGGTCTATCCCTAAAATCAATTCCTTTTTTAGTTTTAGTTCTAATAATATCTAATAATTGAAACCCAGCCTGTTTAACACCTTTATCAACAACCCTTGATAATACTGACTGAAATTTTTTTAATTTTTGAGATACTTGTTTAGAGTTTGTTTTGATGTTTAAATTGACAGCCATTATCTAGTTAATCTTCTAAATCCATGTAATGGTTCTCTCTCGTTAGAGATAATAGTTCCATCAGAATCTACATCATATTCAACACCATCTTCTAATATCATTCTCCATTCGATATTGTATTGGCTCATATAATATTCTGCCATTCTTTCAAATCTATCTTTTTCTGTTTCTGGTCTAAATTTAGTTAATGCTGGTAAATAGAATCTTCCAAGAAATAGATAAACACCAGACCGTTCAAACTGATCTAAATTAACTTTTGTATTAACCATTTCAGCAGTATTAAGAACTGTAATATCTGTAAATATATTTGTTTTATATACAGGCCACCATTCTATTCTTAACTGTCTTAAAATATCATTAGTAGTTTGTGCTAAAAAATTTACTGTTTCTGTAGCAGTTGTAGATATACCAAAATCAAATGCGTCAGGCTGATACTTTTGAACATCTGATGTTGTGATAACATTTGCACCTGTATAATTAGCCATTAATTACTCCAAACTAAATAAGCGATTAAACAAACTAAAGGAATAGAATACATGGGATTGTTTTTAGCTTTAATCCATATCCATTTAATTTTTTTCTTAGCTTTAAGCCAAATCCATTTATTCATCTTTTTTCTTCTTTGTTTTTCTTTTCTTTTTAAGAGGTATTACTTTTGCTTCATTTTCAAAAGTTCTATCAACTTCTTTAATATTTTCTTTTACATCATCTTTTGCTTGTTTAAAACCTCTAAAATCATACATAGATTTATTAGTTTCATAATCTAATTCACTTCTAGTAATTGTTTTATCGCCTCTTTTAAGAGTGATCATTTTTTCATTTGATAATATTAATTTAACCATTTTATCTCCTATGTTAGTTGCGAGGGCAGTTTCCCACCCTCACAAAGTATCCTATACTATTGGATAGATGAATCTACGTTTAATTCAACACCATAAGTATCATGGATTTCTCCAACACCATATACAGAAGTTGCTACAATCTCGTCTGCTCTTAGAGACGCATCTCTTTGAGTTTCGATTTTGATGTCTTGCATCATAGCTAATGCTAAAGCATCTCTATGGAATACAGCACCTTTGTAGTCGCCTGTAGTACCTGGATTGTTACCAGATGTGTCAGCAATATTTGAAGTTTCAAATATATTAACACCAGCTAAACTACCAACATAGCCTGATCTTAATGCTTCATTTGATAATTCAGTATCTCTACCAACAAATGTATTTGTTAGACCACTTTTTAGATCAAACGCATTTAGAGGGTGAACAACACAAGCCATATCAGTTGAAGGAACTGCGTTTTTTCTTAGAATAGCAACAGCATTAAAAATGTTTGCTGGGCTAAGTGCAGTTGTACCATCACCAATTTCTTGTGAGAAGCCATCAAATTTAGCAGTTAAATCTGTGTCAATTTTTTTAGCGATTGCTTCACCGAACAGTTTACCAATGTCTCCAGCAACATTTCTTGGTGCTGAATTTCTTGCTAAGTCTGTAAGAGTTGTCATAATACCAACTTCTGAAGCAGTTATACTTACAGATGTTGGGTTAATTGCAGTGTTACCTAAGTCAGTTGCCTCAGCTACAGCAGATGCAGAAACTGTTCCATATACAGGAACTTCTACAACTTTTCCACCACCAGTAATCGAGTAATTTTTTACAAGATTTCTCATGATAGATTGTTCTGATGCAACGAATTGAGCCTCTGCTACTATCTCAGTGTATAGTTCCGATAGTGTAGAACTTGTGCTTTCGTTTGCCATGTTTATTACCTATTAAGTTTATTTGTTTAAGTTAATCTCAACAGCACCTGAATCTCGTTTCTTCCTATATTCTTGATAGGCTTTTCGATCTTCTGGCTTTGTTAAGTCCAAGTCCTGTAGGTTAAAAGGTTTAACAGTTTGACCACCAATAGCACTCTGGCTTCCTGAACCAGACAATGACCCTTGACGGAAATGTGGGTTGCTATCTAAAAACTCTTTAACACGATCTTCAATGCTAAGTAGTTCTCCTTTTGCGTTATATCGTACATTAGAATTATTATCAACCACTTCTATACGACCATCATCTGTGTATCTAACTTCATCTTTTAATAAAGCTACTACTTGCTGTGCGTTGATAGATTTTTCTCTGTTAGCAATAGAAAGTATTGAATTATCTACTTTTTCTTTTTTAATTTGGTTTTTATAATTAAGCAATTCTTTTTCTTTTTCAGATAATCTTTCTTGCATTATCTTTTCTAAGTCTTGCTTAGTCTTAGCTTCCTCTAATTGTTTTTGTTTTAGAATCTCAGCTTTTTGTTTTTCTTCTTCTTGAAGTTTTTTCTCATACTTATTTTTTTCTGCTTCAAGTCTTGCTTTAATTATGTTGTCTAATTGTTCTTGTGTAAAAGTTTGTTGTTTAGGTGTTTCTACTTTTACTTCTTCTTTAGTTTCAGTTGCTACTTCTGGTGCAACATTTGTTTGTTCTTCGGACATAGTTCTCCTATTGTTATATTATTAGTTCGCCTTGTGCGTCATACCAATCAGGATTGACGTAAGACCATTGATGACGACAATTATATCCACCACGAACAACTAAAGGATTTCCAGACTTCTTGCCTTTCCAACTTCTACTTGTCCAAAGTGATTTGACTTCATCAATTGTGAAAAGTCCACTTTTCCTCTTATCATATACCCCATTAATTATCTTTCTGCAATGATCTCTAGTAGTAGGTATTACATCTCCATAATACTTTACATAGGTTAACCCAGCATCATTTGACTTATTAAAATTAAGGGTTGCGTCAAAATCTCTCAAAGAGTCATTTAATATTTGCCCAGCATACCTTTTCATGTTTTCTCCAGCTCTATCTCTAGCAAATTTAGATTGTAATAATTGTATTTTTTGTTCTACTATTGTTCTTTTAGATTTATCAAATTTATTTTTATTTATATAGTCTATAAGTCTTTGTGCTTCTGGGTCATCTGCACTAGCATAAATACCATTTATTGTTTGTCTTAGTTCTTTTTCTAATACTGCAAAATCACTACCAACTAATGTATTTTGATAAACCTTTTCTGATAATCGTCTTGTAAATGTATTAGATACATCTTTAAATTGTGTAAAATATTGTTGCTTTAAATTTTGTATTAATATTTTATCGCCTTTAGTTAGTTCTTGAAATTCTATAGGAATATTACCAATTCTTTTAAAAGCTTTTTCTATTCGTTTAGCTTGTTTATTAAAACCCTCTCTTACAACTGTATCTGACCATGTTAAATATTCTCTTTCCAATATAGCTTTTATTTGTGGTCTAATTGCTATAGCTGATTGCAGTTCAATTAACTTACCATCTGTTAATGGTAATCGGCTAACAGTTGATATAACTTCTCTTTCTATTCTATCTAATGTTTTAATTAATGTTTCGTAAAATTTAGCCTCAGCAATTTCTATTTGCTTGATTCTGTAAAGTGTAGCATCTTTTACTATATCGGACATTCATTATATCTGTTCTTGTTCTACTTCTTGATCTTCTTGTTCTGGTTCGTCTTGTGTGAATTGACCTACTTCTGATGCTTGGTCTATCTCATCAAATATTTCGTTTAGTTTATTATCATCATCAATAACTGCTCTTGCAATTTCTTTATCAACTTCTTTAGCAAATGTAGATGAACCAATATTAAGTGCTTTAGCTTGTTGGAAGTACATAAGATCACTTGCGTAATCTCTAATGTTAAATGAATCAGGATAATTAATTTCTCCATCAAATGTAGCATTTTGAAATAAAGCATATAATCTAAATAGTTGTTCTTCTGCTATTTGTAAGTTATCAGCTTTCTCAGATAGTCTAGCATTTAATAATTCAAATTCTGTTTGTAATGCAACACCAGAAGTAATGCCTGTCTTTTGAGTTCTAACAGCACCTGTGTGTGCAATCCTATTTATAGAATCTACTTTGTTATTTATAGAATCCATTATTGCAGTTAAATTTTGACCAGATGGTTGTAATAGATATGGTTTTAAATTTGGCTCCATTTCATCAGGCATTTCTATTACTGCTCCAGCACCAGCACTAGCATTTACACTTGGAGTTTTAACTAATGATGGGTGGTTAGTTAATCTAATTAGTTGTTCCATTTCAGAATATTCGTTATAGATAGATTTTTGTAGATCAGCAATATCGGTTAAATCTGATTGACCAACTCCTCTTTTATGTGATTTAGCATTGTATAAAATAACTGCTGGTATTTTACCAATCATATTTGGAACGCTATCTATTAATCTAGGTTCTTCTCTTTCTTCCATATAGATAGTATCAATTTTATCTGGATACCATATTCTCATGTATGTTCCACCTTTTCTATCTACTTCTTCTCTAACTTTTAAATAGTTAAGTTCATACTTACCATTAACTTGTCTTTCAAAATTCCAATCTAAAACATTCTCAGGAGTAACGATTGATAGGTATGGTCTAATATCTTGTTCTAATTCTTCTGCTCTAGTGTTTGTAGTTACATTAGGTTTATCTAACATTAAAAAACAATGACCATAAATAGAAGCATAGTTTTGTGCCTGTTTAATTACAGAGTTTAAATTGTTACCCTCAAGATCAGCGTCTTTTAAAAAGTTTTCTAAACTAGGTTCATCTTGCATGGAACCAAAATCTCTACTTGGTCTAACTCTAAATAAGAATGATGAATAAATTTGTATAATATTTTTACAATGGTTATCGCATGGTGTGTTTGCTAGTCTTTGATTAAACTCGTTATCTAATTCAAGGTTGTATCTATTAAGATATTGACCAATCATATAGTCATAGCCACCATTATACGATCTAATATAATACTCCCAATTATTAACTGTTTCAGAATAGTCTTTGTGTGTATCTAATGCTTGATCTCTAGTGTATGCCATAACTATTTAAT